TAAGGTTCTGCTTTCAAAATAGTAGAACCAAACTATCTAAAGCAAAGAACTCTATCTCGTATGCTGCTTGGTGTACGAGACATGGGTTTCAATACTGCGACAAATTTATTCCTACTGAATGGTACACATGAAAGAAACAGATCACGTTGGCGAACTTGCTTTTAATACAAAAACAGAAAGGCTACACCAAAGAACTCGTATAGGTTTTACTAAAACTTTATGGAGAGACATAACACATTTAATAAAAAGGTCTGATGAAAAGTCAGTACAAGAATAAGATAGTTTGCCCTGAGTGCGGTAAAAAAAACTGTGCAGTCTTTGATGACGGACACCACCATTGTTTCACTATGGACTGTGGCTATACCTACTACCCAAACAAGAAAAATTTATCGTCTGCTTACTCAAAGAAAATGATAGACAAAGTGACACCACTATTTAAAACAAGTCCAAAGCTATTGAAGGTAACACCCATAGCATTATCTAAACGTGGAATCACTAAAGAGACTTGCGAACTATTTGGATATGGACAGGCTGAATACAAAGGTATGCCTGTTCAAGTAGCTACATACAAAGATCAAAAGGGTAATGATGTAGCACAGCATATTAGATTTCCTGATAAGAAGTTTGCTTGGATAGGAGACATATCAAACGTACAGCTATGGGGTCAACATCTATGGCGACAGCATGGCGGTAATGGTTCTGTATTTGTAACTGTTTGCGAAGGAGAGATTGATTGCATGAGTGCTAGTCAGATACAGGGTAATAAGTTTCCCTGTGTATCTATTCCGTCAGGCGTACAATCAGCAGCTAAGTATCTAGCAGCTAACTACAAATGGTTGGATACTTATTGTCGTATAGTTCTATGCTTTGATAATGATGAAGCAGGTAACAGAGCAGCAGAAAAATGCTTGGGAGTTTTACCCAAAGGGAAAGTAGCAATAGCAAAGCTTGATCGTAATGACGTGAACGATCATTTGGTATTGAATGAAGGAGAGATAGTAAGACAAAAGTTATGGAAGGCTAGACCAGTAAGACCTGATAGTTTAATTAACGCAGCAGACGCATGGGATTTGTTTACCAAAGAAACAAGTAAACCAATATCAGACTTTCCATTCCCAAAACTAAATGACTTTACAAGAGGTTTGTTTCCTAGCCAACTGTTTACAGTTGCCAGTGGTAGCGGAGCAGGGAAGTCCACAATATGCAGAGAACTTGCATACCATTTCTTAACTAAGAATCTAAAGCTTGGTTACATAGGATTAGAAGAATCAGTACAAAGAACTTTACAGGGATTGGTTGGTATTGATATGAATGTACCTCTACATCTTGAAGATGATATTGACCCTGATGAAGTGAAGACTTCATTCGATAAGCTGACATCTTCTCGTAACTTATATTTATATAATCACTTTGGTAGTCTTGACCCTGATGTATTGCTTGAACAGATCAGATACTTAGCAACTGTTGATGGGGTTCAGATAGTAATACTAGATCATATAACTATAGTTACTTCAGGTCTTGAGTTAGAGAATGAAAGACGTGCTATTGATGTGACAATGACTAAGCTTAGAAGTCTATGTGAATCAACTGGTATAGCTTTGATACTTGTTAGTCATCTACGCAGACCTCAAGGACAATCACATGAGTCTGGTAGAGAGATTGATACTTCAGATTTGAAGGGTAGTTCTGGACTACTTCAGCTAAGTGATGTAGTTCTCGGAGCATCACGCAATCAGGTAGGCGAAGCTAGTGAAAGACAAAGACTACAACTAAAGATACTTAAGTCAAGACATACAGGTATGACAGGAGAAGTAGATAAGTTATTGTACGACCAGAAGACAGGCAGGTTAATAGTTTATGAAAACACATTCGGGGATTTATGACTTTACTCATTGATGCAGATTGGCTAGTCTTCTCTTCCTGTTGTGCAGGAGAAGTAGAAATACAATGGGATTCTTGGAATCATACCTTGCACTCCAATGCAAAAGATTGTTTATCTATTGTTGAATCAAGACTAGAAGTATATAAAACAATAGCTAAAACACAGCAGCCTAAAGTTAAACAAGATGTTGTCATGTGTTTCTCTGAGTACCCAACATTCAGGCATGACATATTTCCTGCATACAAAATCCATAGGATAGGAAAAAGAAAACCCCTAGCTATGAAGCATACTATTGAATTACTTAAACAAGACTATGAATGTGTATCGTATCCCAACTTAGAAGGAGATGACGTGCTTGGATTACTAGCCACTAATGGTCAGTATGATAATCCAGTTATAGTTTCAGTTGATAAAGACATGAGAACTATACCCTGCTTACTGATAAGCACTGAAGAAGTAGAACATATTACAGAGAAGAAAGCTATGCGACACTGGTTTGAAATGGCTATAGCAGGAGATAGCACAGACGGAATCATAGGAGTCAAGGGGTTGGGTATGGTAACTGCAAGCAAGTTACTTGCCGATACTCCTGACACACAAGATGCACTATGGTCTAAGGTTGCTGAGACTTATACAAAGAAAGGTTACAGTTTAGCTGATGCAATTCTTAACGCAAGACTTACTAGAATATTACGAGAGGGAGATTATGACTACAATACAGGTACAGTAAAACTTTGGAATCCATAAAAAAAACTCTAGGAAAACGACAGGAGACATCAAAACCTAGAGCTTTTTTGTTTGCTTTACCAATGGGAAACCACCCCCATTGATTTAATGGTAGCATAAAACTATGGCAAGCAACACCTTACCTTTGATAACTGATGATCTTATACAAGGTCTAGATAATCTGTACCCACAACGACACCCTGACTTGTCATTATCTGATAGAGAGATATGGTATAGAGCAGGACAACGTAGTGTTGTTGACTATCTAATTGAACAACAGAAAAGGCAACGTGAGACTATGCTGAACAACACAACCAAAGGAATTTAATTATGTGCTTCTTCGGTGGTGGTGCTAAAGCTGCACCTGCTCCTAAAAAAGCTGAGTTTGAAGATGCACCCCCTGTTGTAACAGGGAAGCAGACAGGTGTTGATGACCCAAAGGATACAACTAAAGCAACAGATAAGTTAAAAATGGATAGAAAGAAAAGAGAAGGAACTTATGTTGAACCAACTGCTGATACAAACTTAGAAAGAACTACATCTCTACTTACAAGAAGAGGTGGAGGTAACAAGACAGCACAACAGAAAGCTAACATTGCTAGAAATAAAGCCAAGGCAAAAAGCCTAGCAAAGGCTAGAATAAAAAATAAAGCAAGGTAACTAACTATGTGTTTCAGAAGTCCACCTCCCCCACCTCCCCCACCTCCAAGAGAACCAGTAGCACCACCGCCAGAGCCTACTGCTGAAGAAGTTGTTTCAGGACAGAAAAGATCAACTGCCACAACAAGTCCTGTAACAGGTTCTCAAAGAAAAGACATTGCTAAGAAAGGACAAAGGGCTGCACCCAACACCACAAGAGCAGCAGCTAGAAGGGGTACTGCTTCCTTGCGAATACCTTTATTATCAAATCAAACTGAATCTGGTAACTTAAGAACTCCTCTCTAACACATGGAATATTCCTCTTCGGCTGTAACAGCAGCAGGGTTGTATGAACAACTGGCACAAGAAAGATCAACCTATCTAAGAGAAGGGCAGGAGTCTAGCAAGCTAACACTGCCATATCTTATACCTGCAACTTCAGGTGGTAGTGGTGCGAGAAGAAGTAAGATCAAGACACCTTATCAATCAATCGGTGCAGCAGGTGTAAACAGCCTTGCTGCAAAACTTTTGACAGGTCTTTTTCCTACAAACATTCCTTTCTTTAAGCTTGTGTTAGACATGATAAAGATAGGCCAAGAGGAAGGAGGTAAGGAAGCGATAACAGAAATAGATAAAGCATTACGCAAAGTTGAAGCTGCCTTGATGCGTGAGATTGAAATATCAAATGATAGAGTCGCAATGTTTGAAGCATTAAAACATCTTATTGTAGGTGGAAATGTTTTAATGTATTTAACAACTGAAGGACTACAAGTATATCCACTAGAAAAATATGTATGCAAACGTGACCCTACTGGAAATACTTTAGAAAT